TGGCGTGTTGATTCCGGTTGACTACTTCACCGAAACGGTGTTATAATACACACATAGCAACAAAGGAGCACCATATGGGCTACCGCGTAATGGACACTGTGGATCAAATGCGTGACAAATACGGTCCCCGCAAGGGACTTGAAGGTCCGTTCAACTTCTCCGGTCGTGTTCTGTACTACGACAACAAGGAAGGCATGTACTACGATCCCACTACGGACTTCTACGTAGAGAAGAACGAGATGGACTTGATTAACACGGCGTTCATGGCCAAGTTCAACGCTATATGAAAGCGATCCTAACAGCAACGGTTCTAGTCTCCTTCGCAGGTTCTGCCAGTGCCATATGGACCGAGAAGCCCGGCGATGCTGGAGTTGATGTAACACATTGTACTAAACCTGGAGTCAAGTTCGTCAACGAGTGCCTGGCCGCTGCCCTGAAGAAGGTTAAGGTTTCACATCCTAAAGCACAGGAGAAGAAGGTCCAACCAAAGAAGGTAGAACCCAAGCGGGCTTTTGCTATCACTGACAAGGACGTTAAGGATGGTGGACCACTGTTGGCATCCATTGACACCAAAGACATCCGATGCCTAGCATACAGCATCTTCCGTGAAGCAGGCAACCAAAAGGAAAAGGATCAATACGCTGTGGGTCAGGTGCATATGAATCGTCTTAAGGAAGGTTCATGGGGCAAGACCATGTGTAAGGTTGTGTTTGCCAAAGCACAGTTCAGTTGGACCTTAGAACCTAAGATGGTTAAATGGACCAAGCGGCAGGAAGAACACTTCACGCAGGTTGCTGAAGGTTTGATGGTTGATGGCTTCTATGTCAAGCGGTTGGCTTCCAACAAGATCCTACACTATCATGCTACCTATGTCAAGCCCAAGTGGGCCAAGCAAGGGACGATGGTTGCCAGTGCCGGCGATCATGTGTTCTACAAGAATGTTCCATATTAAACAGGTTCCATATGATCGTCCTACAAGAGACCACCCGGTGGCCCGATGGCCAAGGTGGCAATCACATCTACATCTTCAAGGGCAAGCCCGGAGAACGAAGTGCAAGTGCCTTGGCCTATGTGCCACAAGGATCAGACCAAGTGTTCAAGTTCAAGAAGCCCTTGGTACTTGACCTAAAAGGCCGGACATTCAAACCGGTTGACTGAACCCCAGAACCCTGCTATAATACAATTTTAGGAGCAAACGATGAAACTAATTACCGGACTAACCCACAAGCAAAAGACTCTATGCGACATCATGTGGTCTCTAGAGGAATACAATGCTGTGGAAGCATTCATTGCTACCTTGCCTAAGCCAGAACGACTTGAGTGCCGCTCGTTAATACAGTTGATGATCATGGCCTTTGCCGATGAAGTCACTGAGGTCAATGAGGCAAAAGAAATGCTTGACCAGTTCCGCATTTAGTGTTATAATACATTTTTAGGAGATAGAGATGCAACTGTTAAAAGAAACACTAGACTTTGCCATTATTGTAACTGTGGGCTCGCTTTGCTTGTTGCCTGTAGGTTACGCTATCGTATACATATTTTTATAAGAGGTTGATATGAAAGACGTAATCCTAGCACTCACCGCAATGGTAGTCGGCATTGCCACTCTGCTGTTCCTATCCTTTGTCCTATCCTGGCCTGTGATGATGCTGTGGAATGGTTGCTTGGTAGGTGCTGTAGACGGCGTTAAAGAAGTCACATGGCTACAGGCTTGGGGCATCCAGTTCCTATGCGGCATCCTGTTCAAGGCCACCCTAACCAAGAAGGATTGATATGTTCTGGGCAATAGCACTCATCGGCATAGGAACCACAGCACCTAGCGTGACCTATGTGGGGCAGTTTGAACAGCAGGTCATGTGCCAGGCGGCTCTTCAGGACCTACAGAAACAGCAATTCAAAGGCACCTGCGTTCAGATACAGCAGGCCCCAGCCACCAAGAAATAACCTTACCGCTAGCAGGGTTATTAACAGCACACTTGACAAGTGTGCTATTCTGCGTTATAATACACACATAAACAAAAAGGAACTATATGCAGAAACTAACAGCAAAACACATTGCACAAATTAACGTGCTATTACTTAAAACAACAGAACAATATATTAACTGTTTTGTTAACGATGAGGACATAGACGCTATGTATGCAGAGGATGTTGCATATAACGTTAACGCACTTGTACAGTTTAACACAGATAAAGATGTACTAGCATTGCATAAAGCAATTATTATGCAAGATACATTAGTACGCGAATTTTACATTAGTGTGCTATTGTACATAGAAGATAACGCACTAATTAGTGCTAACAAATATTGCTGCAAATAAGGAGAACTATATGTATAATAAACGTAAATTAAGCAACGGACTAACACGTTGGGAAATGTTGTATAATATTAAAATGGAATACGACACTAATAGTGCTTGCTACAAAATGACAGACGAGGAGCTGGTTGCTTGTTATAACGAGTTGTTTAACTTTACACAAAAAGACTTGACAACAGCAGACTAAACTGCTATAATACACACTTAAACAAAAAGGAACACATATGAAACACTTAGTAATTGTTGCACAGTTTGCAAAAGACAGCGGAATGTCCCTAGTACAAACTATTAACTATTTGGGGGACAATTTTGAGGAATTAGACGCGGAACTCGCAAATGCATACGAGCTTACATACGAGGAACTTATGCAATTTGTAGAGACCCAGACAGCCTAAGGGTTATTACTAGCACACTTGACAAGTGTGCTAGTCTGCGTTATAATACACACTTAAACACTAAACGGAGCACAACATGCAGACAGCACTGGCAACACAATTTACTAAAGTTAGCGACAAACTAGATTTAACACAACGGACAGTAGAAGTAGAAGACACAGAGACTGTTATAGAGACAGAGTTTTTGTGTAACATAGACGTAGAACTAGCAGGCGACAGCATATGGGACTGCACACTAGAGCGAGTGACAGTTACAGGCATTTACATACGCGAAGTATTTGAAGACGAAGATGTGTATACTAGCGTTAACGTGACATATAATGTAGACGGCGATGTAGAGTACGAGGGCAGCTGGAGACTGTACACAGACAACGGCTTTAGCGATGCGATTAGCGAGTTGCTAGGGACGGCTGTGGACTTTACAGAGCAAGGCATGCAAGACGACGGCTACGCTAGCATGGAAATGTATTAACAACAAAGGGGTTGACAACAGCCCCTTTCTTCGCTATAATACACACATCAACAACGCACTAAGGAGCACTAAATGGAACAAGCAATCGTCAACGCCGCTGTAGCAGAAGCCCAACAAGCCGCCGCCCAAGCCGCACAAGACTACATCACCAAACACGGCGAGGACTGGTACTGCGGCTTTGCCTGGGTTACGGTCTATGAGAAAGGCAGCACTAAACTGGGCCGAGCATTGCTCAAGTCGGGCTTTAAGAAAGCCTACGGTGGCGGCCTGCAGATGTGGAACCCATCGGGTCACGGTACACAGAGCATGAGTGTTAAAGAAGCAGGTGCCTATGCGGCTGCAAAGATTCTAAAAGAGCGTTTGGGTGTCACAGTATACGCAGGCGGCCGGGCAGACTGAACATTGACAGGGAGGCAACTCCCTGTTATACTACAATCTTTAAATACATAAAGGAAACACATGAGAGCAGCACAGAAACCCAGCAAAGGCGTAACAGTACTAGAGTTCGATCCAGATGCAATCAAACGTACCCAAGAGGCAGTGGCACGTGAAACAGACGAAGAGATCTACACCCGACTAGGTGAACGTTTTGAAATCCTAGATCAAATGACCAAAGCCGTTAAGGATGGTCAGATCCGTGCTATGATCGTATCCGGTCCACCCGGAGTGGGCAAATCATTTGGTGTTGAGAAGGTCTTGCTCAAATCCGAACTGTTTAACATCCTAGCAGAGAAGAAACCCAAGTTCGAAGTAGTCAAGGGTGCCATGTCATCCATTGGACTCTACAGCAAACTCTATGAGTTCAGTGCCGAAGGCAACGTTGTTGTCTTCGACGACTGCGACAGTATCCTTATGGAAGACCTAAGCCTGAACATCCTTAAGGGTGCCCTGGACAGCGGATCACGTCGCTACATCAGTTGGAACACTGACAGCCGCATCCTACGCAGTGAAGGCATTCCAGACCGCTTTGAGTTCAAAGGTGCCGCTATCTTTATCACCAACATCAAGTTTGAACACGTAAGATCAAAGAAACTACGCGATCACTTGGATGCATTGGAAAGCCGCTGCCACTACATTGATCTACAAATGGATACCAATCGCGAGAAGATCCTGCGTATCAAACAGGTGGTCAAACAAGGCCAGATGCTGGAACGCTATGAGTTTGATGCCTGTGTAGAGGACGAACTGATCGAGTTCGTAGAACAGAATCAAGACCGCTTACGTGAACTGAGCCTGCGTATGGTGCTGAAGATCGCTGACTTGAAGAAGGGCTTCCCTAACAACTGGACCGCAATGGTGAAGACCACTTGTATGAAACGTTAATGAACGAAACACTACAACGAATTGCCATAGCCGTTACACTGGGCCTGGCCCTGGTGGCTATGGGTCACAGCGCAGACACCTGGGAGTTCTGGGCAGTGGCTGCTATGATGTTAGTCAGCAACTATCTACACTTTGTGGATGGTGTAGAGACTGGTGTAAGTCAGGCAGTGGAGATGTGGGTAGACATGACTGAAGAACAGCGTAAAGAGATGATTGATCTGGTAACCAAAGTAAGGGCGGAAGACTAATGACTACATGCACATACATAGGTACAGGCCCACGCTGTACCTGCACAGCCTTGGAGGGTAAGAGCTACTGTGCTGATCACTACGCTGTAGTCTACAAGGTAGGCAGCGGCAAGCAGCGTAAGAAGGACACGCTTAAGGCTGCTAGGGTACGCTTGGTCATCCAACTGTTCTACGAAGCCTGCGACCAACTGGAAGCAGAGGGGTTCGATCTCTACGGTGAAGAAATCCTACCAGATGCTGACTTTGATTCGAATTTAGAGTTAGAGGGGACCTAGACTCATTGAGGGGAGTGAGGGGTACGGGGAGCAGCAATGATTCCTTTGCCCGCTTGCTAGCATGTCCGCATGTAAAAAGTTTTTCACCAAAACCCACCGTTTAAAAAAGTCGAGTTAGATTAGAACGGCCTAGGGGAATTAACAAAAGAAGTGCTGTTAAATACGCAGCAAAAAATTGCCCCAGTGTAAAGATTTTCTGGGTTATAAAATTTTTACGCAGCAATTTTTTATCGTACTATAAAGAATCTCGGGTCTTCCCATTGTAGTACAAATTGGGTATAATGTAGTTGGGTATCGAGTCGGACTCTAAACTCGTTATTCTCCACAGTACAATAGTGTGGTATATCATTACGTATAGACCAATCTATAAGTTTTCTACGTAGTAGGAGCAGATTCAAGCCGGTACTGGAACTGTCCGGAAAGATCAAATATTGATTATTCGTCGAGTTGTTGCATAATGTAATCATAAGTTTCCAATACTTCCCAAGTACCGTGAGGAGGTCCAAATATATAAGTAACCATTTCCACAGTAGAGTCGTCGCGGGTAGTAAGATTAGAATGTACAGTAACCGGAAGGTCTTTACGTATAGCCAAAGGCATACCTCTGTTCAGTGGATTAGCGTTAGTCAGTTTTAAAAAAGTTGTAGTCATACAGTTACTTACTGTTCTAGGGTCGTTAAACGCTGATATTTTGAATTAAAAAGATAAGTACGTGTATTATAAGAGTAAGGTCATGTTACACATCATAAGTTCGCCGTCAGATTCATTAGTTTCGTTAATTCGAGATGATCCAGTTCGTCCAGAAATTGGAATAGAATTTCGTATAAGTGAGTCGAGTGAAATCATAGTAAGTCAAGATGAGTATGGTAAGCCCACAGCAGTAGTATGTGTATTGTATAGAGACAGCGTACCCAAGAGTAGAGAAGAGTTATTAGAGTATGCAAGTTATCAGCCAGTAGTAGCAGTATTTTACACCATATGGAGTTATGTACCCGGAGCAGGGCGAAAGTTAATAGTATCGGCAAGAAAGCACATAGCTAGTAGTAGACCAAGTATAAACAAGTATGTTACACTAAGTCCACCCACAGAGATGGCACGTATATTTCATTTGCGTAATGGTGCTCAAGTGTTAAGTGTCAATTCGGACAGTGTAAACTACAGTTATGAATAAGCCAAAGATATATATAGACATGGATGGAGTAGTAGCAGATTTTCGAGCATATGCTACAGGTAAGATAGGCACACAGCCAGCAGTAGGTGATTTATATCCTGATGCAGATTGGCAAAGATTACGTGACAATCCACATTTATTTGCACAATTGCCCGTAATGGCTCGTGCCAATGAGTTAGTCAATATAGCACGTAGATATAGAGATCAACTAGGGTGGGAATTAATGTTTCTAACCGCCATACCGCATAACAATGATTTACCCTGGGCATTTCATGATAAAGCTGAGTGGGCTCGATTACATTTCACAGATATAGCAGTACATTTTGGGCCGTATAGTTCAGACAAGCACTTACATTGTAGTGAGGGTGACATCTTAGTAGATGATCGATTAGCCAACTGTCGTGAGTGGGAATCAGCTGGTGGAATTGCATTCCGAGTAGGTCGTACATTAGATAGTGTAATAGAAGAATTAAGTATAGATTATGAGTCCAGATTAGATAGTCTATTACATGCTCGGAGTCTACGTAGGCTCATAGTAGAGACATTATAGTGTCAGTAGTATTAGTAACCACTGCTCTCAATCCGCCCCCAGGAGTACCGCATTTAAAGTTAGTCAGCCGTGGTCGCAGAGTAGTTGCCAGCAGGGCCGCAGTAATGTTTTGGGCCTTAAGTGGTATTAGCAAAATAGTTCTAGCTGACGCCACTGATCGTGAATTATTCTCTGAAGATGATCTATCTTGGATAGTTAGTACAGGTATAGAAGTTGAGCAGTTATATTATCAGCAAGATACAGGATTAGTTCAACAGCGTGGTAAAGGTTATGGAGAAGCAAGATTATTAGAATATGCTTTAGAGCATAGTCGATTATTAAAGTCTGAGTCTAGTTTTTACAAATGTACAGGTAAAGTATATTGCAGGAATTTTTCTGTCATAGACAATTTTATTGTCGACAGATCGATAAAGAATTGTTTTTGGCAGCATTATGATGATCGAGTAGGTTTTAATACCAAATATGTTGACACAAGATTTTTTTATACCAGCAGAGAGTTTGCTGTAAATCGATTAGTGCCTAGTTTGTTATCAGCTGATGACAGGGTAAAAGCAGTAGAAGAATGTTGTCATGGGTTATTAGAGTCCACAGTTGAAAGGACTATTAGTCCGCGGCCTAGATTATTAGGTCTAGCTGGAGGTAGTGATAGCTGGTATAGTGAGCACGATCTAGGTTATTTAGATCTAAATTATCCTACGTGGATTTGGTAATAAAGTGCTAGTATAATAGGTATTTAAAAAGTTTTGCGCTGCCGCTTCGCGGTTAATATCTCAGCCCACGCTCAAAGATCGGTCATGTTCCTGATCGATGTAATTCTGAAGATTTCTAATCAAATCGCTGTTTCTCAGTGTTTTATATACTAGATTAGCGGTAGAATATTCTCCCTGTTTTTTGAGGCCTAAATGGCGGAATTTACGTAATAAATCCAAGGTTTTTCTAGCAGTTTCTATGTTTTTTGACATCAAACTATGCCTAATTATTTCGCTCCATACTGTGCTCAGTCTTTCAATTTCGTCGACATCAAAGGGTCCGAGATCCTGTTTAGGTTCAGTAATCCATTGTCGTTTCTGTATGCTATAACTAGCACTAACAGCAGGGTGATCCAAATCCTCCACATACAATTCCACAGGTATACCATGTACCGTAATGTCGTATTTGGCCTTATAGAGTAATCGTTTAGCGTCAAACAGTTCAGCAGCTTCCCTATCGCATTTAACACTGGAAAAGTCTGCTATTAGATGTAGATCCAGATCGCTGTGTTCTGTATAGAAATAAGATACTTGTCCTCCTGTAATACGCACATCCACCACATCAAAGGGTACATCTATAAATTTTTTAAAGTCTCGGGCTATTTTAATCAACGCTGACTCGATATCAGGTTGTAGTTTAGAGTCTTTCCAAATTTGAGGATTAAGTGTCTCGTGTGGTTCGAACCCTAGATTAAAGTCAAGTATCTTCATATAAAATTATTTATCGGTTACATAATTTCATGTACAAACAAACTTACACTGATTTTTTAATTTCTATAGTTCTTTTTTTAATTAACTCTAATATTGTAGGATCCTGTGCTTGGTCCCCATGTGGAACAAACAATGCTCTACGACGCTGATCAGCACCGTCTTTTGGTTGTGTTAGATAATACACAGCCATACTTTTTCTATACACACCATCAGGGCAGGTTAAATTCTCCGGCAGGCCGTGCCATGCGTTTTGTGTAGTATCAAACAGTACTGCACGATTAAAACGATTTTCCACGGTATCAATTAATTCTTTTGGTTGATTAGTTTCTAAATTGTGACTCCATAGTTCCAACCCACCATTCCATTTTTTATTCCAATCCGGAGTCATATATATTATCAAGTTATAATGACGTTGTAATTTTAATTTAGGATGTATACTATAGTCCAGATGTACGTTGAGTTTTCCGCCCTTATGGTGAGAATGCCAGCCGCCGCCGTGGAGGCCTATATCGGTCAGTACACCATCGTGTCCTACAATCTGTTCTATAATTTTAACAAACTCAGGACTATTTAAATAAGTAAATGCGCGATATGTTGTAGCAGGGAATCTATCCCAGTGATTGCAGGCTTTTTTGTCTTCCAAAGCATTTTGATAATGTACAGTCCAATCTATACTGTCATGATCTGGAATTTCTGCCACTAGTTGTTGAGCCACACTATCTTCCCAAAAGTTATCTATGATAACATGATTAAAGGGTGATGCTGATACAAATTTGGGTTGTAGGGATGACCAAGGTTTGTTAACTATCATATATAAGATATTTAATGCAAAACAATATTACTTGACATAATTACTGAATTTTTATATAATATTTAAATATGAAACTTTTAAATTTTCCATCAGTAAACTACACCAGTCTACGTGAAAGCGTAAACCGCCGAGACTATATGCAAGGTCAGTTAAAGTACCTGGGTATTGAAAAATCTAGCGTGTACATCACTGATAGGTTTACTGAATTAACTGATATAAAAATTACTGGACCGCTTATACATCAAATCTCATCTCAGTTTGGTGTAACAGTGTCTCACCTAAATCTTATGCGTAATTGGTATAACAGTTGCAATGAGCCCTATGCTGTTTTTTGTGAAGATGACATTAGTTTTGAAAGTGTTAACTACTGGAATTTTACCTGGAACGATTTCATGGAAAACTTACCCAAAGATTGGGAGTGTGTGCAGTTAATGAGAATGGTGTCTCCGTGGTATAATGATTCTCATCAATTAATGAAAATTGATTTAAGAAAAGGACGTTGGTGGGGATCTAACTCATTAATGAGTCGAGAATATGTACGCAGGCTATTGGAAAAAACCTGCAAGGGGTTTAATGAATACCATTTAGAAGTTTGGGCAGGCGATCATGCAATTATTCCCATTATTGAAAATTTGTTATTCATAGGTATTGGCAACGTATATAATATACCTTTGTTAATTGAAGATTTTAAATTTGGCACTATCTACAAAAATAAATCTGCCATGGCCGACGATGATCAAATGCGTTCGCATATTGGAATTTTGAATGAATGGAAAACCAAAGGTCACACTTTAGATATCAAGGACATAATGAGGTTAGAATGACTACAAACGTGGGTTAAGTTTTTAGCCCAGTTTAAAGTCAAGTATCGCTATATAAAATTATTTATTGGTTAAATAATTTCATGTACGAACAAAACTACGCTGGTTTCTTAATAGCAGCCCATCCAAAAAGAGCAGATACTGTATTACGCAGAAGTGCAATATTAATCATTGATCATGACACTTCGGGTGCAATTGGATTACAAATTAATAGGCCATACACTAATAACGTCACTGTAGATAGTGTAATGCGTAACATAGGACTAAACATTGACAACGATCAGCTCTTATATAATGGTGGCACAGAAAGTTCCAACCGTATACACATCATACATACATTAGATTGGTTTAGTCCCACTACTAATAAGATCACAGAGCAAATTGGTATCAGTAGTGATTTATCTGTATTAACAGCAATTAGTAAACAAGAAGGTCCTAATCAGTTTAGAGCTATAGCAGGGTTTACACGTTGGTTGCCCGGTCATCTAGAGGGAGAAATATTAGGTGAAGCCCCATGGAACATCAATCAAAGTTGGTCATTCACCCGTGCAGAGCCTGATCTAGTATTTGGTTATACAGACATTGATCAGTGGCACAAGGTTATTGCTGATTCCAGTAAACAGCAAGTAGCCAGTTGGTTTTAATCTTTTTCGCTGTTCATATTAGCTAGCATTGATCTAATATCGCTGGCCACTTTAATTGGAGTTCGATTAGGTTTATCAATGCTCCATCCTTCAGCAGGAGTAGGGCGTTCCCATTTAACATCTCCTGTAGATTCATCTGTACTTGTAGTCACTGTGCTGGTACGTTTAAAACCCTTCATCATTGAGCTTGTACCGTTTTCAGATTTCTGTTGACTAAAGCTACTTTCCATTTCATCCTCACCTAGGTCGGTAATGCGTAGAGTATCAACATTAAATTCTAAATCTACTTTTTGACCTACGCCACTGCTACTACGTGTTTTCATAAATTGAATTTGATAACGTCCACGTTCTTTCATAGCCCTAGATGTAAAGATACCAATGACATTATCTGCTGTCATAATCTTACTCAATCCACCGCTGATATGACTGTGATCAAATTCAATCTCTTCAACTGCACTACGATTCAACTGACTAGCTGTAACAGTAATACATTGTGTTTCCATAGCCAAGTTACGAATTTCTTCACTAACATATTTGTCCTTAACAAACAAGTCGCTAGGGCTAACCTTCACTGACAATGGCATCATTAAGTCCAAATAGTCAATTAAGATAACGTCAGGTTTACATCCTTTTTTAACTTGATATTCTTTTAGATATGCTCTAAGGTCGTTACAGTTCTTGCCGCTGGGCATATATTTTACTTGTAAGTGTCCAGACTTTTTACCTAGAACTTTAACTTTAAGTTCAACGTCGTCTAGATTCTTAAAGATCTCTCTGGTACCAATGCCAGTCATCATAGAGTCCAAACGCATAGCCACAAGACCCTCGCTCAACTCAAATGTTAGATATAGCACATTAAGTCCTTGTAGTGCCCAGTTCACTCCTAAGTTTGCTAAGAACAAACTCTTACCGCCTCCTGATCCTGCACAGAAAATATTCAGTTCACCTCTGTTAAAGCCGCCGTAGAGTTTTCTATCAATGCTAGGCCATCCTGTGGATATTTGTCCATTACCGTCTTTGAGTTTAGTTAGTCTTGCTCTAGGGTCCTCAAAGTAATCTGTACCCATATCCTTGTTTAGCGATATCTGTATAGCGTCTTTAATCAGTTTCTCCACTGGTCCATAGTCGCCTGCTTCCAGCAAATCGGCACTCTCAATAATGGCACGTTCAAGTCCTTTATGTCTACTAAAGTTTTCAAACTCGTCCATAAGCCACTCATAGTTTTCTCTAGGTAGTTGTATAGATTGCAGATCAGATCTACAAGCTGCATTAACAATAGCTACTTCGGGCATGACTTTATAGTCGTCAACATATTTGGTAACAAACGATGCTGTGTCCTGGAATCTTTGATCAAAGTTTAGTGGATCAAATATATTTTGGCAACGTGCAAAAGTTTCAGCATCTGATAAGAACATCTCCAAATATAGTTTCTGCATCTCAGCAGTATAGTTTGGTTTAGGTGTTTTTTCTTTTTTATTCATCTGTTAGGGCCTCTAGTTTTTTCTGTAGTAATTGTATTTTTATCTTATTTGTTTCTTGATAGTGTAAGATTGTGGTTAGGGTGTAGAGCCTGCCGTATTTTTTAACAGCATCGGCAACATCTTTAACATCATCTTCCCAAGGTGGTAAGCTCACTGTCCACCCGTTGTTCAATGCTGCTTTGACTAATTTGGCACCCGGACGATCTCTATCGGGTACAACAATAACCTGTTTACCTATGGCATTTAATCTAGCACATTGAGTTTCGTTAGGTTCATTGGTCATAATAGCAGCACCATCTATGGCTATGGCATCAAATTGTCCTTCTACAACTATAACATACGCTCTATCATAAGTCTGTCTATCTAAGTTAAACACATAGCCGTTTTGGCTATCAGTAAGATATTTAGGTTTACCATTTGTAATTTTACGTCCAGTATAGCCGACTACTCGACCTTTGTCATAGAATGGAACAATAACTCTATCACGGAATCCAGGTGCTGCACTCCAATGCCAATTGTACCAATTATATTCCATGCCTCTGTTCAGTAGATAATCAATAACTGATAAGAGTTCTGGTTCTTGACAACCTTGTTCAACCCATTGATTAATACTCTGGCATTCATCAGGTAACGGACGTTCCATTAGATCAAACACCAATGCTCGTTTTACCTGAGGCTGATCTTCTTTAAATTTAAGAGTTACCAATCCAATTTTGCTGATATCCGAGTCGGCCATACCACACCATTTGAACAATAGTTTAGTATTATTGCTGAGTAGTTTTCCAGGACTCCAACCTGCTTTAAATCCGCAGTTAAAACAGTGATAAGTAAATCCCTCATCAGTAAACATCACTCCGCCGCGTTTTTTAGTATCTGGTTTCTCACCTTTATGATGGCAACAGACCGCATTGAAACTTATCCAACCGCCAGTAGTTAGTTTTCTATTTGGAGGTAGTAGAGCCTGTAATGCTGCCTGAATCTGATTCATGCACTATTTTAGCTTCTATATAGTACCTTGTCAAGTGAACCGAAAAAAGCAGGAGTGTTATTAGAAGCATTAGGAGGTGGGCCGGCAGCTGGAATATGTACAATTCGAACGTAACTATATACGCCATTGAAGTTAACGTAGTCTATGCCCGTAAATCCGTTATATAATTTAGTTTCTATGGTATCATAACCGCGATCATCTGTGGGATTATTATCCAATGTTCCCTGTATCAACACACTGCCTTTATATGCTGTCATATATATTGCTGCGGTGTGTAATGCTGAGTTTCCGTTATATTCTGGACTAGCATAGATATTACCACTTTTGTGTTCATATAAGTGAGTAGTATTATTATAAGTTGGATTGAAACTAGTAACCGTAGTACTATCTTTTAATACAGGGAATACGTCATTATTAAGATGTATAGTACCGTTTATACCATAATAGGTATTGGCATAAGCAGGAGTATAAGATCCATCTGTATCCAGTACTTTCACACTGTAGGTATAGCTAGATTTATCAAGATCCAATGTATCGTTTTCGTTAAGTGTAAGTAGTGCTAGGCCTTTGCTGGTAGTAGTTTCTGCCAATACCTCTAATTGTTTTTCTACAATAATCCGTTGATTTATAGCATCAAACATACTAAACACAAAGAGTGTGCTAGTAGAAATTGATATACGTTTTTGGTCGCTGTTTTTGAATTGAATCTTAATTTGATTCTTAATTCCTTTTTGTACTGATAGGTCTCGTTGATACATAACCTGATTAACTCCCCTGATTGTAGCGTCCAAATCTAGTGTAACGTCGAGTTTGTTTGTGTATAAATAGATTGGTAAAATTTGCATAAAGTATTTATTTAAAACCCAATGAGTAACCAATTCCAGGAAAATTTCCCATTTATTTCGTGTTTAAAGTCTAATGATCGAGAATATGTGGGTATTGTCATTAATTGTGATGACTATGTTTCCAGCATTTATGATTTATCAATGATCATTAATGAAAAACAAAGAGTATCATTCTTAGAATTAGGAGAAATTTGGTGGTGGGAAAGTAATCGTAAAATACCCATCAATATATTTCTCAAGCAAGAAATGCAATTATTCAGACCTTATATAAAAACGTTTAGCAGCAAGGATGTAGAGATTGTTTTTGGTCCTACAGTAAATCTCAGTGAAATTGCCGAAAAACGCATTAAGCGTAAATCAATACAACTAGTAAGATCTATGCGGAATTTACGTTAGGTATATCCGTAACTAATTTTTTCACAAATTAGATTTAACTGAACCACAATAACACTAGCATAGGAAACAGCATGAGCCTTCTTAAAGAAATAGGCATCTTCAGTTTTAGTCCATATTTCATCCTTGATAGACTGGAATCCTTTTTCCTTGCATATTGGGATGAGATGTTTCTTACCAGGTCTAATCATAGCAAGGACCATGGCTAGTTCAATAATGCTTGTGGGTTTCAATTCGGCCAACAGATTGTGATATCCATTAATATGGAATAGTTGATCGCATACATCTTTTTCGTATAGTAGATCCCACAATGGTTCATTGTTAAGTAATTCAATAATATGGTCTTCGTTCCTAACGCCATTATAGGCACCGACATTTAAAAAGTCAATTTTAAAATATCCACGTTCTTCAGCAGATTTGTAATCTAGACTAGCAGTATCAGTTAATGGATTGTAGGGAATTTCGTGACAATAAACGCCAGTGTTATGTTTCTTTCCATCTTCAAGACGTGCCGGAATATGCTTGATTATGTCAAGCACTTGTTTTCTATCAGGAAAATCAATATCAATATCCATTATATCTGTTCAACCTTTACACCCGATGCTTCGAGAAATGTAACGCCACTAGTATCTCGATAAGCGTCACGATATAGAACGTGCCCAATACCGCTTTGGTATATAAGTTTGGCACACTCCATACATGGAGCGTGGGTAATGAACATAGTAGCGCCCATACCGCTATTTGTACTTTTGGCCAATTTTGCAATAGCATTTGATTCAGCATGTAATACCTCAGGTTTAGTTTTTAATCCGTAACGTACATCACGTTGAGCAACTTCGTGCCAACCTTCGTAGGGATATTGTTCGTAAATCTCTTCAGGACTGAGCCAACCACCTGAACCTTTGTCCCAAACTTTATTTTCACAATCGTTATCCCAACCTGCAGGCATACCATTATAGCCGTAACTAATCACGCTGTCATCCTTGACAATTACCGCACCTACTTGTAATCTTTTAGCATGACTTAGTTTGGCTGTGCGAGTAGCCCAGTCCATATAAAGATCAATAAACTTTTGTTTCATTCAATTTCCATCCATGTATGATCGCCCATATATTTTACCTGAGCAACATATTCATAATCTTCCGGTGCGGCTGAACTCCATCCAGTGGGGCCAGTAAGTACCAACAACATTTTTTCTTTTCTTTTATCCCATACTAACCAATAACATTTACCCATTACTAATTTAAATTGAAATTCGGCAGCATGGACTGCATCTGTTATTTCTAATCTACGTTTAATCTGTTGTGCCTGACCTTCTAATACATGAACCAATGCCATAATACGATCATACTCTTGCTGGGCATACATCCTGGCATGATTAATCATTAGATCCTTCTGTTCAGTAACAGGTACCATATCAAACTTTGGTCCACTTGATTCTGTGGCATAAGGAGTAACGTTCCTGTTAAGGAAAGGAATTATTGCACCGGTGGAGGTAGAGTCATAACTTGTTCTACCTTTGAGCATATTCATTCTATTTTTCTTTCAATGTCTTCTTCAATGCAATGTTCACCATATTGTATTTCTACAATTTGGCAAGAAACTTCATGTGGATTAATCAGTTGATGCCATTGAGATACAGGGATATCAATAGCATCATGATATGCCAGTTCTTTTAAAGACCCATTGTCTGACTTAACAACACATTGTCCTTTGGATACAATCCAATGTTCATTGCGAAATGCATGTCGTTGCATTGATAATTTGTGGCCAGGATTAACTGTAAGTTCTTTAACTTTCATTCCTGGAATTTCGTATAATACACGATAGTAACCCCATGGGCGTTCTGTCTTAGGTGCCTTCCACTCTTCGAGAATCCAACTGCTGCTGTTGGCTTTATGTTCGCCACCAACTCCAAATAAAAACTCTAGTTTATCGTCTACCAGGTCCATCTCTGGTATATTCTCTTTAGTACGATCGCCGCCATTGGCAAAAATGATTGTTGCATCAGGATACATGGCCCTGACTCCGGTAATGGTATTTTTACTACTGTTATCTGCATCAGGATAGCATACAACTTTATCTACAACCTTCAATGATTCTATAATGCGGAGGCGTTCGTATTGGTCCATAAAAGATTTTCCCTTTTTACGGACCAACCACTCGTCTGTATTGATACCAACAATCAACATATCACCTAGTTGTCGAGCCGCTTCGAAGTAGGCAATATGTCCACTATGCAATGGGTCAAATCCTCCAGTTACTAATACTATTTTCATAGTTCGCCGCTCTCTGCTAATTTTAACATCAGACTATAATGTTCGTAGGCTTTTTTCACCGCTGGATATTTGTTCTTAATATACTTTTCTTTTTCTTTTAATTGAGTCATATGTTCAAACATTCTATAATGACCACGCTGATGTAAGTTATTAAAAACTTCTGCTTCGAGATCTGCAATACGTTCTAACTCACTCTCTGCAATTTCTACTGTTAGTAATCTTTCAGTTTCAAAGTTCATAGCATTCATTTCTGCTAATTCGTTATAATCAGCAGGGTTGTTAAAATATTTCACATGCATACGTGTCATTTTATGGGCACGTTTGTTATCATCAATGACCTGCATATGATGATACTGTAGAAATTTTTTGATATTGTCACCACTCATTTTATACCTACCTCGTCGCAAATTTCTTTTACTAGAGCAACATCTGCTGGGCTCTGTTTAAATTTTTTCATCCAAAATGGAACATCGAACACAGGAGCAATCATCATCAATTGTTCATCGCTCATATTACTAATCATAGTTTTTCCAGGATTGCTATTGAGTATCATCCAGAAACTAATCTTACCATTGAGTATGTCATGCACTGCTTTGTTAAGACTTACATAGTTAAAATAATGTGCATAGTTGGCATTGTTTGCATCGCCCCACTCCATCATATTTTGTAATGATCTTTGCACCGCACTCTCTACTGGTTCTGTTTTAAGCATATCAAATAGATATCTTTCGTAAAGTTCATCTCTGCACCAATGATCTAATTTAACACCACTTTTAATCACATAGTCAACAAACTTAGTTGGATAGAGTGGGTTAACATTATTAATAAAACTACCAAACTTAACAAAGGCATTATAATAACTGCTGTCAGCAAAGTTATCATAGGTCTTAGGTTGTTTAGCATTTTGAGTTAATTGCCAAAAGCGATTAAATGCCATGAAGCCAGCTTGTACACGCTTCTCATCTTTTTGTAGAGCACGTCTCTTACGCTCGCACATGTGAGCAACAAGAGTCTTATCTTTCATAAAACTCTTATTGCAATGTACACAAGTATACGGTTGTTCTACCAATGCTATCATTCGTATTCTTTCCGTTGTTTTTTATCAAAGCCCATTTTATCAAATAGTTCTTCTCGATCTTTTTTACTCATCATAGATGCTATTAGTTTAATATCAGACATCTTTGTTGCTGGATATAGTTCACACAATAGTTTTTCAATCTTATTAGCTTTTTCTTTTTTACCCGCTGCCAAGTAAGGGTGATAAGCAGTGGCTCCTGTACCTACTCCGGCAAACAATTTCCACAGTAGAGCTTTATGATTCTTACTAAGATCCCAATGATTCTTATTAACCATTTCGTTGGTCATTTCAATAAACCATTCTTGTGTATCTCTATCGCCCTGAACGCTAGCGGTATATCTCATTAAGATATAAGGGCTAAATGCCTTACGTTCTTCGTCGGTGAGATTATTGTAGAAGTTGTAGTTCTTTTGATCTACAGCATTGAGTTCTCGTTTAATATCAAGTTTTGCTGCGGTTGCCATATCTTTCTTCGTAGTCTTTTGTTAAGTAGTATGTTACTTTAACACGATCCAATGCTTCTTGTAAAGCAGGATTGGTCTTTGCCGCACGATGAATATTGCCCCATAATTTACTTTCCATTATGTCATCGTATAGACTTCTAGCTTTTGGACTTTGACTAACTAATACACGATCGACAGAACCTACTACTTGGGCGTAGATTGTTTCACCACCATCTGGACTTTCAAATATGGGCATTTACCAGCACCTTGTATAATCTACCAATTCACTTTGACGACTAACTTCTTTGACAAAATAAGCACAAGTAGGTTTAGGACCTGCTTCTAATGGTGTGCATAATAGTTGTCCAGGTTTCATCTTTGGAAAATACCACTTAACATCTTGATAAACATCAATGATATCAATCTCATGAAATTCAGGTCTAAAACTACTCAATGGATTAAAGCAAAATGTTTTGAATCCACGATCATTTAAGCTAGTTAGTGGAAGTACTTCCATGTCGGGTCCTTCGGGATCACCAACAATGGCACACCAGTCTAATGGCATAGTAAGTTCATGTTTACCTATTTTTAATACTGCTGCTGGTCCTGTAAAACTCTCTAAAAATATTAATGGAATAAAGAAATAATCAGGGTTGCTACTATCGCTATTATCTAGTACAGCAAATCTTAGATCTTCATCTACTTCTTCTGGTAAGTCGTTGAGATGAAATATCTCGTTGTTCAGGGTTAAAATTTGCATTATATGTATTTTACTTTCTCAATATTAAATGGGTATTTGGCTTCTTTATAAAACCTCTTTCTTTCTGTTAGGTGACGTTTAGCGTATTTGGTAGCTGCGGTTATGTCCCAGATCTGGACGAAGTCTTTGTCGTCAGCTTTTCTAATACCTCGCCCAATGCTTTGTATAACTCTGACAAAGCTCTTTCCGGGCTCCAAAAGAACCAGATTAAAAATCCTAGGGATATTAATACCCACAGCGGCCACACCAAAAGTCGCCACAATAATCTTGTTATCAGCTGTCTTAATCTCATCGTACTCTTCTTTCCTGTCTTTAGTTTTAACCTGACCCGATACAAACACCGCCTCTGGTATTTGTTCAATGATAAATTTACCTGAGTCAATTCTATTCACTAAGACCAAGGTATTTCCTGATGCTGCAATATTGCGAATCATGTTACTGATATGTGTCATTCTAGCTGTATCAGTAACAAGATATTTTAGTTCTTCTGCATAGCTTCCAAACTCTTTCCACTCTGCTGTTTGTACAACATTCACATGGCAATTGCTTAACACACCTCGAGCTTGCAATTCGTGTGCAGATATGTGATGTATAACATCTCCTAAACTTGCTCGTAATGCTTGATACTCATGATCCGCTTTTGGTATAGTTCCTGTCAATCCCCATCGTATAGGTGCATTAGAAAGATTTTGTGTTAGTAATTTTTTCAATACATCGGCTTTGGCCATGTGTACTTCGTCAACAATTACTGTACTTACGCCATTTAAAAATTCCGCCAATGATAATAATTCGTCATTATCTTGTGATTTTTTGTCCAAAATATTCAAACTTTGCCAAGTGCAAATAGTATGTGTTTTGTTGAGATTTTTTCTATCTCCGTAGTACACACCAACATCTAATCTGCAATTAATAAAGTCTTCTTCGGTTTGTTCCACTAAACTTTTGTTAGGAACAATGATTATTGTTCGACCGTATTTTTCACAAATTTTACTCAAAGTTGCAGTGATGATTGTTTTACCTGCACCAGTAGCAACTTCCTGTAAACTCTGCGGATTCTTTAAGAAATTATTAACAACCTCGCATTGGTAATCACGCATACGGATGGGTTGACCTTCCTGAACGTGACCTTTAGGCCAACATAAATCGCCCCAAAAATTTTCAAAAATTTCAGGAAATTCTAAGAGATCACTGGTTCTAAGATCTTCAACTTCTATGTAGTAATTCTTACTTTCGAGGTACTCTAACACTGGACCGAGCATACTCAGATAGGTTGATCCACCAAGACCAAAGAAACTTATGCTGCCGTCCCACCGACCTAATTTATAGCTAGGTCTAAAGCGGGCAGTAGGGTCCTCATACTTGAATTTTTTGACCAAAGCCTTACGAGTGTCAAGATCTAAATTATCAATCTTAACATTCACTTCGTCCTTGATAATAACTTTACATGTACTCAATTTGTGGGCTCTTTTGTTTTCTATCTGCTAACACATTAATAACATTATGCTTGTTTTTCATAAAATTAGCAAGAGTATAGTGAACATTATAAAAATTAAAGTTCAACACACAATTAAATTTTAGTTCAGATTCAAACAATGGCTTAGGCAGTTTTCCACTAAGAATAACTGCCTTGGTATGTTCAGAGACAGGAGAATTTAATTTTTCTTCTTTGACAAATTTGTTAAAATCTCCACCATTTTCACTGGGTAAACGGAACAAAACACTAATTTCGTGATTTTCAATACCAATTGCTTTTAATAATTCTAATGCTTGTTGAGTTTTGTTTAATTCATTTCCGCCGGGTACAGTAACAATGCAAGGTAACAAATTTTCTATAATAGGTTTTAAATCTAAAATTGAATTTTCCTCTAAATTTATGGAAAATTCCTTATCAATGTCAGATTTTATAAAATCTTTGATCAGTTGAGTTTGTGTAGATCCAAGTAAGGTGTTATCAATTAAATGATCCCATGTAGTAACACCTACACGTCTTGCTTCAAACAATGATTGAATTATATCTTTGCTAGTGGGTTGAGGAACATGTGGTGAAATATTGACAATTTTAGGTATTCCTTGCTCAATGGTTAACATAGGAGCATATTTTTCAACATTGCTGGTAATCTCCAACGACTGCTCCATATATCCTTTGAATTCGTCATCGGCAGTGAATCCTTTAAATATAACGTATGAGCTAAAATATTCAATAGTTCTACCTTCTAATGAAAAAACCCAGGCTTTTTCTTCTGCATTCCATTCTGCAGATATAAATTTATGTTTTTCAGCTTTTATATCTTTGACCAATGTTTCATCATAGGGAAATTTTACTAAAATAAATTTAGTATTATTAGTATTAGGAATTACAGATATATGTTTCACCATACTAATGGTTCTGATATTATATTTGAATTGTGGGTTGTCTAATAACGGTGTTATATCTTTGCCAAGGTGTGCATTGATTTGTTGTTTATATGTTTTTGAGATTTTGAGCATGATAAAAGATTGTTTTTCTGTAAAACCCAAACTTTTATAATTTATTTGCTCGTAAAAACTCTGGACCAAAGTTGAATCATATCGATTGGTCTTAACAGAGTACATCAATGGGTGGAGTAAATCTTCAATATACATGATACATTTATTATACTACAAAATAAGAAAGGACGCAAGTCCTTTCTGTGTCAAATAACAACGTCTTCCATACCCGCCGTTCGGAGTTTTATAATATTACTTAGTTGCCACTGTTTGATATCTAATCCCTTGATAATACCCAACCATTGATTGCGTAGTAGTGCAAACTCATTGATAATCTTTTCCATATCAACTACATCTGCCTCACCATCTACGTATTTGTCAACATCCCTACTGGTTAGAGCACGTTGATAGTTTTCCAAATATTTCTTAAAAGTTTTGGAACGTAAGCGGCGTAGTTCAATGTTTAGATATTCTAAAATACCTTCAATTTCTTGAAGTTGATTAAATCGATGAGCAACAAGACCAGGCAAAGAAGCAGAGGATTTTTCCACGTTGCCGTGGATTTTAACCTCTGCTCTTGCTGAGTCTAATTCAAGGTAATAGTAATCAATACAGCCTGGCAAGTGAGCAATATCCTTGCTTACTTTGCTGTACCAATTCACAATTAGTCCTCGTCTTCGTCGTAGATATCGTCTTCGTCGATTAGATTTTCATCATTAAATTCATCTACAATAAGTTGTATTGCAGAATCAAGATGTGGATCAAATCCCATAACTGACTCAAGAACTGACAACTCTACATCTTGTGCAATTAGAAAATCTACAAAATGTGTTGCTGCGGTTTCACGATTTTTCTCAGGGACATAATCTTTAAACGTATCCCATACGCCAATAATTAAATCTTCTTCCATTTATGCTTCCTCTGTTTCCACTGCCTCTACCGGCATACTAATTTCTTCCCATTCAGCCATAATTACAGTTAATCCATCATTAGCATTACTGTTCCATGCCTTACGGAATTGTTTAATAATCTCACCATCTTTAGTTGTATAAACAAGACTGTTGCCTTCTTTCTTCAACTTACCTTTGGCTTCAAATAAATCAACCAAACCGCTAAATGGACTCATACCTGTTGAGTATGGAATCTCAACTTGTACTGATTCAAAGGGTTTAGAATAGCGTGTTTTCATAATCTTACAGGCTGAACGAATACCATTTACGGTGGTAGTTTTATTACCATCTTCATCAGTTTTTAGTTTTAATTTACGCATAGCAACCACAATGGAACTAGCGTAGATGAATCCTTGACCACCTGAGATCTTATCATCTGGATCAAACATGTCTTGACTTGCGTATGTGTGATTAGTACAAACCATTCCCACATTCCACGAGCCGAACATATTAACACAGTTACGAACAAGACTTGTAAGTGCTTTAGGTTTACGGCCCATGTCACCCTTCATCTCACCTGCTTCGAATTGATTAACGTCTGTAGGAGTCAACAACATACCTAAACTATCAATGACAAACAAAATCTTAGGACGACTTTCTTCGGGCATTAATTTATATTCTTTCATGAATTCAGATATAGTTTTTGCCACATCATCAATCATAGCCATATTGAGTTTAAGTAGTTTATCTTCACTAGTATCAACACCTAAATCCAACAACCACTTTTCATCAAGAGCATTTTCACTATCAACTAAGATAACAAAAATACCTTGTTCTTGTGCGTGACGGATAATGTTTCCAGAGCAAATATAACTCTTTCCTGCACCACTTTCACCGGCAAATACTGTAACTTTACCCAGTGGGACTCCCCTAAAGAAGTCCCCTGAGATAAGATAGTTAAGAGCATAGTTGCCAGTTGAGATCCAGTCAGTTGGATCATTAAAACCAATACCAAGTCCGTCAATGGACTTAGTAATTGACTTTCTAAACTTAGAAATATCAAATGCTTTTCCCATCTGTTACTCCTTAGTTTGCTTGTTGGCGACTACGTATTGTGGCAAGAATATCTGCCGCTCTACTACCTGCGTTACTTGTAACCAGTGCTGCTTCTTGTGCAACCGCTTTAGCGGGTGTTGCTGCCGCAGGTTCAAAAGGGATATCATCTTCTCCAATTGGATCTGCTGCTGGTGCTGCTTTTGGTGCTGCGGTAGAACCAGTTGCTGAACCACTACCACCAAATCCTGCTGGCTTGAAGTATTGACCCCAACGATCACCATCATATGCTTCACCATCAACTGATGCTGCAAACATTTCTGCGATAACTTTGAGTTCAACGTCACCTGGTTTCTTAGGTAGGAAGCTCTTCAAATCAAACAAACCGTGTTGTTTAATTGCTGCTTGTTCCAATTCAGCAAGAGCACGTTCACGACGAGCCCAAGTAGAAGTAGAATAGTCAGCATAACCACCTTTGCTAGTTTTAGCAATCTTGAAGTCAAGACCACGAACATAGTCAGTTGGTAGTTCTTCAATCTCAGCATCCATCAATGCGTTCTTAACAATGTTAAAAATTTGTGATCCGATGATGAAACGACGGATTGGATTCTCAGGTGTCTTACCATCTTCTACAAGTTTGCTGTCAGTGACAAAACCTTGGAACAAGTAAGATTTCTTTTTCCAGTACTTACGACCCATATCTTCCAAAGATTTATCTTTGAACCATGGACGGACTTCAGTTAGAACTGGACAAGTCTCGCCCCACATTTCCATACAAGGAACTTGTACAGTAACGGGTTTGGAATTTGTTTCACCTTTAATACCGGCGAAGGGCAATTTGATCATTGCACGTTCAATCCAGAAAAAAGTGTTGTTTGGGTCTTGGTCGGGTAAGAATCGAACTGTAGTAGTTGATCCTTCTGGCATATTCCAATGAGGGAATATTCCGTTGTCTCCACCGCCTGCGTTGCCGCCGCCTTGTTGAGAACTTGCTTGAAGTTTTGCGCGAATTTCTGCTAATGTTGCCATAATGTTTTGCCTTTATAAAATGTATTATGCCGCTTTCTTAAAGCCAACTGACTAAAAGAAAAATGTGTGCATACGGTTAAGTATACACACATCTATTTATCATCTCAACCTATATGGTTGCTATTTTTGATTATTATTTGCCAATTATTTTTTCTTGTCGATCTTATCTGCTAGTTCTTTTCCGGGTTTAGATTGTTCATCTTTAGTTATTTTGTCTCTAGCAGCTTGTATCTTTGCTTGTGATTCTGGACTATTTCTATTGACAAACGGACGTTTTTCTTTTGGACCAGAACCTTCACCAAGCCCCGCTAATTTCATAATGCTTTCTAATTCAGTGTTTTCTTTGCTCATTTTCTTTTTAACAAAGTCGTGTGCTCTATCAGTTGCTGCCTGTATAGGATCCACTTTCCAATCTAATGGAGGAGGATTACCAGCTGGATTTTCCTTGCTTGGTTGGCTGTCCATACCATGTGTTCTAAAATCTTTTTTAGAATCTTCCATTTCTGGTTGTCCCATGCCTTCTACTTTGCCTTTGATTCTGCTTAATATTTCTTTCAAACCATCAACACTAAATCCGTCGCCTTGATCAACTGGACTATGTTTTTGCATTTTTCCATGTTTTTGTTGCCATTCTTGTGTAAGTTTGTTGATGAATGCTTCTGCCATTTCGTAGGCTTGTTCGCCTGCTTTCTCGCCAAACTTCTCACTGATTTGTTTTTTGCAATCCAATGCGATGTTTTCTTCTGCACGGAAGGGTCCAACGCTTTCATTGTCTGCGTTATAAAAACTCTTAACAATTTTAGCTACTTCTTGTACCATACTGCTCTTGCCTTCTGCCACCGGTTGTTCAGGTGCTGGCGGTGCAGCTCCTGCTTCCGGTGCTGGCGGTG